GGTCGTTGATGTGGAGCATACGGTTGGTTGTCGTAAGCGCGTTGAGCATAACTTTGGGTACGGGGTACATGAGGTTGTGTATCGTACACACGTTGTGCGGTAGCAGCTTGAGGTGAGTTGTATGATGTCCACAAGTTCCAGGAGGCATGAAGAACAGCGTCGGTGTCGTCTAGGTTGATGTTGTCGAGCGCCAGACTGTCGCAGTGCGAGCAGCCAGCGAGGCAAGTCGAAGTAAACATTTTGACAGCTTCTTCATAGGTTTGTTGAGGATTAGGGCTATTGGTAAAGAGCAGTATTTGACATTGAGAGCGAGCACGTGTTTGTGGGATTTCTCTTCGAACACGTTCTCGGGACATCTCAAGTTGATCTCTATCAATTCCGGTCGTAAGCAGATCATCGCGAACAGATTTGATTCCTGTTCGGTCCAGAAAGTGGTCCAGCATGTTACCAGTGTCGGGGTATTCGAGGATAGCACATGCTTTACACTTTCCACACGGAGCAGTAGCGTTAGAAGGCGAATGATTAAATTGACAGAAAGGATTAAGGTCAGTGGGGGATTTGCTACAAAACAGTCCAGTGTACCACACTCCAAACAGAGCAAGAGCAGTAGAACACAGGCCAGTCAGCAGTTTGGAGGTTGGTACACTAGGAAGATAGTTGATGCAGGTTTGAGTGAGAGAGGAGAAGAGAGAGAGTACGAATTGGGCTACGGAAATAAGGGTGTTAGCCGCAGCTTTCGCGCACATCTTTATCTTACTCCACAGTGAGGTGAATTGGGCTTTGCAGGAGTCTCGATATTCCGTAAACAGTTTGCGAATGTCATCGCAGCGTTTACGGGCAATGAAGATGTGGGCAATAGAACCAAAAGTGGGGTCAGCTTCAGCGTCAACGTAGGTGTCGTCGTCGTTGAATTTGTCGTCAGCAGCAAGTACATCGATAAATTTCTCGGGATTGAAAATCTCGTCAAATTTATCCAAGACTTCCTGTTCAGTAGCAGGGGTTTCAGGGGCTTCAATACCAGCTTCTTCGCGAATAGCGTTAGCGAGGGCATTGCTATCAACTTTACGGCGTTCGTTTTCGGAGCAAAAGTAATCCCAGAACTGGTCAAAACTAAGACCAGATTTTCCGGGGATGTACTTCACTTCGGCAACGCCTTTCTGTTTGTTGTGAGAGACAGTGTAACAGGTAAAGCGATAGTGTTCAACAGAGAGAGGGGGAACGTCTTTGATGTCCACACCCTTACGCTGCGCAACAGTTTCGCGGTCGTAAGTGTGATAGGAGTTTCCTTTTTCGTCGTTGCCAATCGGTTTTCCATAAGCTGGGTCGATAGTAACATCGGCCCAGACATGGAAACGTCGAAAGACAGCACCAGGATCTTGGAGAGATTTGATGTCAGGGTAGCGTAGGTTAGAAGAGGCAATGATGTATTCGGAGGTGAAGTTGGTACATCCTTTGGCTTCCAACACTGCCATTTTCAGAGGAAATTGGGCAGTGTTGATCATCCGTTGGAGTTCGTCATATTCGTCAACTGGTTTGTTGACAGAGTCGACAACGTTTCCGAAATCATCAAGAATAACTATGGGTTGGCCAGTGTAGCCTTCCCAATACTCATTCTTGGCACGGCGGGGAAAGGCACTAGCTTCAAACTTGATACCTTTGGATTTGAGGTACTTCTTGAAGATGCGGGCTTTAAGGACTTCGGTGGCAACACTTTTGCCAACACCAGGTTGTCCAAAAAGGTACAGTCCAATAGGGCAATTGCGGATGGTATGACAGCGGGCTGGGCTACTAGTAGCCCAGTCCACTTGACTTTTAATCCGTTTTTGCAGACTATTGATCAAGTGAGAGCTAGAGCGAGAGTTCATGCGGGTAGCCTTGTAATGATAATCATTGAGTTCATGATTAACTAACAAGACTTGGTCAGAGATAGGAGCGGAGGAGTCTAAGAGTGTTTTGTCCATTTTCTCAATGAATTTAACGGCAGCATACAGGTTTTCCAAACGAGGGAAATCCTGCATGAAGGCGTATTCTTCGGGACTAAGGCCATAGACAGTTGTATAGTAGATCTTAGACAGGTATTCTTGGATCCAGGCAAACATTTCCTTGAGGGCACGAAAACCTTGAGCGGCACGGCCAACATTGGAAAAATGCTTCGTCATGTCAGAAGGAGTGGGAATGGTTCCAGAGCAGAGCAGGCTAAATGCTCCACAGAAGAAAGAGAGAAATCCTGTGAAAGGGAGCAGTTCGGGAGCAGCGGCAGCAGTGGTGAACATGTCGGTAACGAGAGATTGACCGACACGAGCACTAGAAGAAGGCGAGTTAAAACTAATTGACATATCAGAGAAGGAGGGAATCAGACTCATGAGGGAGTCCAAGGTAATCCGTAACTGACGGGCAAGGTTGGTACAATGAAGTGTGAGGAGAAAGACTTGCTTTTGCTTCAAACATTGAGCGATTGAAGCAAAAGAAATCAGAATACCAAGCAAATCATAGTCGGAGGGAATCTTGAATAAACTTTTCAGTTCATCACTAGCTTCGGTGAGGGTTTTAAGAACACCTTGTATCATGTCCATAGTGGGGTTGAGTTTGTTAACAGCAGCAGAGAGTTTGGAGCCATTAACAACAGCAGCAGCAGCAGTACCAACGCCAGGGAAAACAGCGTTAGCGGCGACATAAGCACCAGCTTTAGCTGTTTCGGCGAGGGTAGAGGGATTTGAACAAGCGGTCATAGCGTCACTAACTAATTTGCCAGCAGTGTCACTAATGAGAGATTGGGCGTGTCGTTTGCGGTCAGAACAAGCTTCACGTTTCTTTTTACGGTCACGTTTTTCAAGTTCAAGTTGTCGTTGTAAACAATGGTTTTGCTTAACTTGAGCTTTCTTGAGCTTCGCAATTTCACGTTGCATTTCTTTCAGTCGTTTCTTTTCGTCGAGGCATACGGTACAGTGTGTCTGAGGTCCAGGGTTTTCTTCAATGTCACCAGAGAGGATAAGACGGAGTTTATGATAGGTTGTGTTGATGGAATAAACAGTTTCATCAAAGTCATCATAAACGGTCTTAACAATCTCAAAGTGTTTGAAGAGAATCTTGGTCTCAGAGAAATCAGGAATGTGGGAAGAGGTTTCAGTCACACTGACGGGAACGCCAGAGCATGACATCAGTCGGAGAAAGCATTTTAGTTGGTCAAGTTCGTGTGTAGCAGAGAGGTTAATGAGGAGGTTCTCACGAATCTCAAAGAGGAGTTTAACAATGGAGGAGGAATCTTGGTCAAAATCATACTGATTAAGATAGGAATGAAGAGCACAATTTTGAAGGGAATGGTCAGAAGGGGAAAAGTTATCTAGAAAATTTCGGATAGTCGAGAGAGCAGCGGTAGCGGCGAGAGAGTGAATGGAAAATTCGCGAATGTCTTCGTCGGTAGCGGTATCAAAAGAGTTATCCGTTTCGTAATCCAGGTCAAGCAGTTTCATGAAATCGGCTAGAGGTCTAGGATCGTTGTTCATGTTATATGGGGTTCGGCTTGATGATGGAGATAGCGTTTCCGGTAATGCCACCCATAAAAGGGATTGACCTTCTACAGAGAGCGATTAGATACTAAATATTTCCTTAAGCACAGTGGATGAAATCTGTCATGCGCACAAAGCATCAATCCAGTTACGAGGAGTTATTCAAAGCTACTTTGCTCGTACCTAACAAAAGGAAATAAAAAGTAAAGTCTACTATCTGCTGTGGGTTTTAGCCACAGTGCCTACCTTCAAATATATTGAAGTTCCAAAATCGTCACCATTGAGAAGCGCCAACAGACGGGGTCGAATCCGCTGTGTGTTTCTTAAAGAGGAGATCGCATCCTACTAGGCAACTAGCATATAGAAAGAGACAGAAAAACTAAAATTAGGTCAACTTAACTAAATAGAATACTAAAGTATATATCAATCAACGCTTGCTTCTGATATATAGATTAATAAACTAAAGTCAAGAGGTTAAATATTGCACAGTTCGTTAGTTAGAACAATTACTCTACAG